GAACGTCGTAACCCGGCTTCGCCACGCGGCACGCAGCCGAATTGATCTCTACGACCCGCTGACCCGGAGTAGGCGAAACCGGGTCACTGTCGAGAATGGGCACGTTATTGCCCGGAAGCCTCCAGATAACGACAGTCTTTTCGAACGGCGTCGAATCGGTCCCAGGCACCGAGCCGGTAAACACGATGCCATTCCCAACATGCCCGATCTGGGCAAATGGATGGGTATAGTTCAGCCACCATACGCTGTTGCCGCTATCGAGCGTATTCCAATAGGCGGCCTCCTGGCCGAGATTGTCAGATGCGCCTTGATACCTGACGCGATTGACCTCGATCCATTTGTTGTCGGCAACACGTTTTATCTTCAGATCGTACAACGGCAACTGGTAGGGCAGATTGGGAAAGTAGCTGTTCTTGATCGCTACGTTCATCTGGTTGCTGATGCCCACATACGTCACCTTTTGATAGGTCGAGACGTTGCTGCCTGCGGGCGTGTAAACGAGGCCGCCAGCGTAGGGCGTCTTTTCGGCATAGAGAACCTTCACGTCGGCCATCCATTTCGAGTTGAAAAGGTAGGAGCCGACGTTCGTATCGGGTTCAGTGACCGGGTTGATGCTGCCCTTGGTGATCTTCACGCAGGGGCTGCCAGTGGAATCGAGGCCGATAAGGGTTCTAGTCATGAGTTCACCACAATCGTTCCAGCCGTTACATTGATGGCCAACTTCCCACCCGGACCACCCTGAATGAGGCCCGCAGTAACCGTGCCGATATTGGCGACGTTCATGCGCACGGCCGTCCCGTCGACCACGAACGGGTTGTTGAGATTGCCGGCGGCCACCACGATGAACTGGCTCGCCTCGAAAACTACGCGGCTGAGACCTCCGGCCAGTGCGTCGAGATACATGGCTGCGGTCGACGTGGACCCGCCAGCGGTCGCCGAGACACTCAATCCGATACGCCCCACCGCGCCGGCCGGCGTCGCCTCGACGGTGGTTCGGAAGCGTCCCGATGCGGAGAAGTTCCCAACCGTTGCGTTGAGTTCGGAGACCGCATTGGCGTTCGCCGTAACCTGTCCGTTGATCGTGGTCACCTGCGTCTGCAGGGCCGAAAGGCCGCTCGCGGTGGCGGGAAGCCCTGTCGCTGGATCGTTGACCTGCGAACTTAATTGATTGACCGAGAGCGTCAGCGCGCTATCGGCGCTCGCCAGCGCGACAAGTTGGCTGCTGACCGACGCCTGATAGTTCCCAAATGATGCATTCAGCGCCTCGATGCGGCTAGCAAGCGCCGTATCGGCAGTGACGAGAATGTCGACCTGCCGGAGATATTCGGCCGTGATACCGTCGCGGGTGGCCGTGACCTGCTCGCGCAACTGCTGACGTTCCAGCGCATTGCCGAGATCCTGATCTGCCACGAGAAGATTGATCTGCTCCAGGCGCTCTAGAATTTCGCGCCGGCCGGACCCCAACCAATCCTGGTATTCCTTCAGATCGTCTCCGAGGCTGTCGAGACCGACAGCGCCGGCATAGGGATCGAAATCGAGACCGGGAGAAAGCTTGATGTCGCCGGTTGCAACATCGATCCAGTCCGACCATTCCATCCTGCGCCGCGAATAGGGCACGAACTTCCCGCGCACCTGATAGATGGTCGACGGCAGGAACACGCCATTGAGGATCCACTCATAGGGCGATGCATAGGCCGTGGAATCGCTATCGAAGACGACGGCGCCGCTCAGCTTAAGCCGCACCTGTACCCAGACATTGCGAACATCGTCTTGCTCGGGATCGCAGCCGACTTTGATCGAAGGGCGCCGTGCATTGCCGCTCGCGTCATAGATAACAGCCGGAACAGCGGTCCAGCCATACATCGGCTGTGGCGGCGGCCGATCGGGAACGATCACCGTGAAATCGGGCGCCGTGTAATCTGTGAAAAAATCGAAGTTGTAGTCTGCCGGATCGACTTCCGTCACATCCACCATGACATCCAGATTGGTGCGATCGGCAACGCCGTCGACGCGGAACAGCTTTGCAGCGTACCCATTGCGCAGCGAGGACCATGCGCCAACATCACCGGGCTCCACGGTCCAGAAGGAAGGCGGCAGCACCAAGGTATGGCGACGCTCACGCCGCGCCTCGTCGAGTGCAGCCTTCATGATCTGCTGGACCTGGCGCGCGACGGAAACCGTGCTCAGATCGAGGTTGCTGATCAGGCGGCGGTTTCCGTCCCGTTCTTCAAAGTCCGGACTGTAAAGTGGGGGCGCCGCCTTCGTGTTCCAGCTCTCCTCCGGCTCCGGATAACTCGCCGTCACCCCGTTGACGCTGTCGGCAAGCCCCAGGATCGGTTTTCCGGTCTGCGGTTCGGTCGACAGGATATCATCGTCCGTAAAGGCGAAGACCGCTGCGCCGGGTTCTCCAACGCGAACCTTGTAGATACCGCCTGTCTCGATCGGCCGTCCGTGGCAGCCTCTTAGAAGCGCCTCAATGCTGGTGGCGATCTCCGTCGCAAGCGCAATCTCCGCGCCCGTCGTATATTGCGGCTCCATGCCGTCCGCCCCCTGCACGGGCAGGCGGCATTTATTAATCTGCGCGATCCAGTCGGCGGCAGGAAAGCGAGCTGCCGGCGTGTTCTGCAGGCCATAGATCCAGTCACCGTTATAGGTGATGCCGCGCAGGATGTTGTAGACCTGAACCACAGGCAGGTGGTCGCCATCGCCGCCCCAGGTCGCGGGGTCATTCCAACGTTGCGTTCCCACGCCTCCGGCGGTGCTGTCCTTAGTGATGTCATAGAGCGGCATCCCCTGCACTTCGAACCGGAATGAAGGGAAACCGCTGAACAGCTCGCCATTCGATCGAGCCGTGACGATCGCATAGGCAACGCCGCGACCGACGCGCGTCGCCTCGTACGGGCGGTCTTCCGATCCGACCGATCCGACAAGGAAGGGATCGGCGACGATCTGCGTTCCATCGTAGAACTTCACCCAGAGCCAATCACCTTCATCGGCGCGATATTCGACCACCGGATAGCCGCGCTCGTTCGCAAGCGTGGTATCGGCCGTGTCGATAGTGACCGGCTCGCCATTCACCCACATCGCCGTCAGCGCCGAAACCGGCATGTCGGAGAGCGCGATTACCTGCGTGAAATACGCATTCGGCGTTTTGCCTGCTTGTCCCCAGGTGTTGGCGTAGACGAGAGAGCCAGCAGTGGCCCGGCGGCCCATGATGATCGAGCGTGCAACATCGCCACCCGACTGCATCTTACCGCGCACGCCGAGCGGTTCCGGCTCTCCCGGCTTCTTCTGTAGGGCTGAGACGGCCATCTGCAGGCCGATACCAACGGCGGCATTGAGCGCGATCGCGCTGACGGTCGCCAGAAAACCGCTGCCAAGACTGAACAGTCCCGCACCGAGAGCGGCGCTGGTAAAAAGTGCCATGTCTGATCCGGAACCTTAAGCCGTGAGCGGCTTCATGAAATGACGTTCGGCAGCACGATAGCCGTGCCGTTCGTAAAGACGCGTAGTGATGGGATCAGATCCGAGCCCCACCATATGGATTAGCACGCAGCCACGCGACATTGCCCAATCCTCGTAGGCGGCAAGCATCCGACTTGCCGCCTGGCCGCGGAAATCAGGATCGATCCACCACATGATTTCGTGGGCAGCCATGACTGTTGCCAGCATATGCGGTGCGGCATGTGCGGCAAGCACACCAACCGCAACGCCGTCCTGTTCGTAGATCAGGCAGAGCCGATCATCGTCGGCCAAGGCCGCATCGAACAGCATCGACGCCTTCGGAGCCGAGAACGCGAACGGCAGGTCGGCGGCAGCGTGGAATGCCCTTGCCATGCAAAGAACCCGGTTCTTGTCAGAGGCTACCGCAGCGCGGATCATGATGCGGACGGAACGTTCACGCCGATACGCTGAACGCCGGCCGTATCCAGCTTTCCGGTCCTGCCGCCCCAGAAGAATTCCCATTCACCGACAGTTGTCGTGTCCTGGTAGAAATTGTCGCTGGCGCTGCGGCGCTTCTGGCTGTCATTCGAGCGGGTGTCCGGGTTGCTCCTCGTCATCTCCTGCGTGTGGGAGGCGCAGGTAAGGACGATGCTTCCGGCTTCACCCTCTTCCGGTGTGGTGATCTCGATGTCGTCGACGAAGCCGACGAACCGGCAGAAGGCGGGAGCCACAAGATTGCGTGTCTCTGGCGAGAACAGGCCACGATAGATCTCGACGCCCGCCTGCTTCAGGTCATAGCCTCTGACGACGCTCTCGACCACCTCGTTGATCTGGGACAGCGTGATCGTCGCGTTGCGAACGCTGATGTTCGAAACGAGCGGAATGTCGCTCACCTCGATCAGTGTGCCGGCGCCTTCGAAGTTTCGGACCACATCCGAGTTTGTGTCTGGATCAAGAACCGGTGCTGCCACATTGCCGACGTCCGACCAAAATCCGTAGGAAAACAGCTCGCCAGTATCGAAGGTGCGCGCCTTAATCCAGAGGAAGTCGCGCGCAACCAGTCGGCGCTCGGAAAGTGCGGCTTGGTTCTCTGGTGATAGTGCTCGCATCAACGCGCCTCCATGGCTTCAAACGTGATCCGGCCGCGACCAGTCGCAAGATCGGCGGTACTGGATATGCTGCCGGGAACGATCGACATGATACAGGAGGGTCTCAGCACCTTCAGCGCCGCGCCAACCGAGACGCCGGGCCAGAGATGCGGCCGGATTTCGAATTGTCCCGACGTTGCGTTTTCCATGACCCGATGAAGATCCGAGTCTCCGATCTGAACTAGATCGCCGACTTTGAAGGTGTAGCCGCTCGGAAACCCTGATGCGGCAACAGCCTTCCGGTTCGCGTTAATCGCTCCCACGGTCCCCGTTCCCGAAAACGCGCCGCCCGTCGGCCAACTCCCGTTCGGATAGGCAATCGGATACATCCGCGGCATGTGCCAGGCCCGAAAGGTCTGAAGGCCGTCCTCCATCGCATCCAGCCGCGCCCGCCATTCATCGAGCGTGTTCGGGCTCAGTGTCTTCGACTGATAGGTTGCGCGCCATAGCGGCGAGCCAAGATCCTTCACATAGGTCTTGCCGCCGGCGGTCCTGCTCCGCTCCTGTCGGTATTGGAGCTCGAAATCCGTGCTCCAGCCGGGGAACGTGTCGACGAGGTTGGTTGGGTAGACGATCGTCATTTGCCCCTCCGGACTGTGCCAGTTATGCTTTTGGAGAATCGGAGAGACATCAATGACCACCTACACCAAGCAAGTTGCTGACGTTTATTTTGACGATGACGAAAGCACTTATCGCGCCGTCGTCGAGTACTTCTCTGACGACCACAGCAAACCGCCGGTATCTGTGCCCGTGGATTTCCGAGGCGAGGCAGGCTTCACATTCGAGAAAATTCGGGAGCTTGCGTTCAACGCCGCAGCAGAAACGCTGGCTACTCTTAAGTGATCACCTTTTGAGATCCATCGAGCTTCTACCTTTACGAACCGCATTGATGACGTTCGCATAGAAGTCTCGCTGCTGCTTTTCCACCACCTGTTCAAGCCGCGCGACGGCTTCGACGGAGGCGCCGCGGGCATCTATCTGGGGAGCGAAGGTGAAGGAAGGTGCCGGACCCGACGCGGTCGCGAGCCTTGATGGTGAAGGAAGGGTCGGAGCGCTGGGCACCTTGGGAAGGATCGTGCCGTTCTGGTCTGGCACGAAGACCTCAGGCCTTCTCTCTCCAACGATATACGGCTGCCCCTTTCGGACAGGTCCGCCCTTTTCTCGAAACAAGTCCGCAAGGAAGCCAAATGGGTTGAAGCCGGCGCCTCCCTTGGTTGGACTATCGAAGATGCTGTTGAGCGTCATGTCGAGCAGGCGATCGCTGATCTTCGAAAGCGCATCCGCGAAAACATCTGCCGCGTCCTTTCCGTCCGTGAACCCTTGCACTATCCCCAGCGTCAGATCCTTATTGAAGTCGCGCGCCTCTTCGGCTTTTTCGCGGATTAGGTCTTGAGATGCCGCGAGCTTCTCAGATGCAACGACCGCGTTCGCATACGCCGTGGCAAGGGTATCAATCTGCGCCGCGAGTTCAGGTGTAACCTGCTTGCCCGCTTCTTTTGCGGCAGTGAGAAGATCTTGCTTTGCCGCAGCCTTTTCGACAGCGAACCCGTAATCATCAACGAGCGGGTTCAGGCCCGCCTGCGCTTCAGTCTCTGCTTTCAGCGCCTCGGTGCGTTCACGGATTTGCTGGATCTCCTGGGCGTAGTCGTCGAGTTCTTTACCACCATTGCGGCCCCTTCGCCCGCCCTTTCCCGATGAATCTGATACCGCATACTGCGGATCCGAAACTGAGATCGGAGACACAGTCCTTACCGCGGCAGGAGGCGGGAACCTGTTATAGTCAAGGGGGCCACCTTCGATCTTGGCAGGCGTTGCGTTGACCTGCGCATTCACCGCAGCCAGCCGTGCCTCCGCATCTTCCAATGCCAGTCGCTTATAAGCATCTGAAGACTGCTCAGCCCGAATGTCAGCGATTTCCTTTTCTATGGAGAGCCGTTTCTCCGTGAGGTCATTCAGCGCACGCGCCGCTTTTGTTGACTCGATCGTCAACGCGCCCCCGAAGAACGATGCTTTTCCGTTCTCGCCGCCCAGGGCATTAACCAAACCAGCTCCGACATTGTCGAGGCCGGAGAGGCGCCCCATCTCCGTGAGAAAGCCCGTAGCTGCGTTCTTCGCTGCGTTTAGCTGCAGCGCTATTGACTGAATTTCGCCAATGACGTGGTCCCAATCCATTGAGTTGAGGAAACGCGATACCCTGTCGATCTCATTGCCGAAGGTCTCCCCAGCCTTCGCAGACTGGTTGAACTCGCGTGCCGCATTGATGAGGGAGGTGCTGAGGTTTGTCAGACGTTGGTCGATTGTAAGTACCGCGCCTGCCACCTTCTGCTCCAAGACAGGAGCCCCCGCCTGTATCCCATCAAAGAAAGCCTTCGATGAAAGCTGACCATCGAGCATAAGCTGGCGCAGCCTTGCGACAGAACCGCCCGCTTCTTTGATGCCGGAAGCCGCGGCGAGGAGAATGGTTGGAGCGCCCTCCAGAACCTGCCCGAAATCTTCCGCCGTGACCTTCCCATTGCCAAGCGCCTGCGTCAGACCGAGTATCGCGCCGGAGGCCTGTTGCGCGCTAACACCTCCAACTCGCAAAGCAAGTGCGATATTGCCAGCGAACCCTTCGATTTGCTGAGAAGATACCCCAAGTTCTTTTTGAACCAGAGAAAGGCGGCTGTATAGGCCAACCAGCGTCTCGATTGGCGCCGCATTCTTGGTGGCCGCATCGAAAAGCGAACGATATACCCGCTCCAGTTCGGTTCCGGAAAGTCCTGCAATCTTCAGCGCGTTGTCGATGCTGGTAGCTGCGTCCGAAAGAGACTTGAACCCCTGTGCGCCGCCAATCAGTGCGAAAGCACGGCCCGCGGCAGTCGCTGCGTTGGCCGCGCCATTATTTATCGCCTTGCTCATCCTAGCAAAACGGGTCTCAATCTGGCGCGCACGCTGATTTGTGACACCCCTTGCTCGGTTAAGCGAGTTCTCATACTTCTTTATGTCAGCGGATAGCTGAACGACAAGCCGTTCAAGGTCGGTTGCGGCCATGAGGAGATCCTATGAAGTATGTTTATTGGGCAGCAGGCTTATTATACGGCGTGGCGGCGCAAGCCGCTGAAGTCGACGCTGTTGTTGAGAACTTCGAACGCACATCCACTGGTGCGGCCGAGGTGGTGATGAAATTCACGAATAATACTAACCGATCGGTGACTTATGCGGGAGCCAACTGCGCGTTGCTCGACAAGGACGGTAGGGCGTTGACCTCAGTTGATATAGTTTCTCAGAACATCGTCCCTGGTGGGCGGGGGTTTGGGAGAGCATATGGTCCTCAAGATCCCCGGGTGGACAAAGCAGAGTGTCGCCTGACTGGCGTCGACTTCGCGGAGTAAACTATCGCTCTTTCTCTTGCATCCATTTCCACAGATCATCCACATCGGCATCGGAGAGCTTTCCGTCGTCCGGGCTGTTAGCTTTCACGTAGCCCTCGACGGCCGCCATCAGTTGCCACATTGACATCTCCCGCACCTGTTGCGGAGAAAAGCCTATAGCTGCTCCGGTTCCGTAGATGGCGCCAAACCGGATTTTGCCGTTCGGGAGGCTGTCGATCGCTTCCCTCCCTTCCTGCTTGGCGCCTTTCGCTCCCCCAGAGGTTCATCCGGAGCTCCCAGAAGGCCTGCCGATAGTACGGCAACGGCAACCGGAATGTTCTCCATCGGCGGTCGTTGCTCGACGTAGAAACGAACCTTCTTGATCGCGTCTTCAGGCTTCATCCCGCCGCCGACAAGTGCAAGACGGATCGTGCTGGATATGTCCTGGACCCGCCAATTTCCGGAGTGGAGCCGTTGCAAGACAACGTAGGGGCCGGCATCGGTTTTCTCTTGAAGCTCTTCCAGCTCACCCCATCCAAGCCGAAATTTGAAATCACCGTCGCCCCACGTGAGGAGGATAGAGGCGTCGCGGCTCATGGGACAAAAGTATCCGTATCGACGAGCTCGCCGTCAGACTGGAGTGAGACGGAAACGGTAACTCTGCCACCCTGCTCTGCCCCAAGCTCCAGCGTTTCAAGGTGCATCTTGCCGGTGAATGTCACTGTGCCGGTCGAGAACTCGATCTCAACCTTCACCGGTACCGATTCTGTGCTCTTATATGCCGCAATCCAGGTCGGCACCGCCGATGCAGCAAGAACACCTTCGCCAGAAACGGAAGCCGTCGTGCTCTCGACGTCGCGGCCGATCGTGATCGGCTTATCAGGATCGTCGCAATCCGGAATGGATACTTCCGACAGCGATTTTCCGAGGGTGAGTGATTTGGAAGTGAAGCCGCAAGGGGCTGCGTAGACAATAGGATCAGCGTCATTTCCAAGCAAAACGCGGAACTTGCCGAAACGCGCGGTTACGGGAGGTGCCATGACTTATCTCCTCTATGGCAGTGGATGCGGCAAGCCGCGAAGTGCTGAGAATTATTGAGCCGCTGCGACTTCTCTGGCGGCTTTTCTTGTTGCGCGGGTGATCTTGCCTTTCACGCGTTTTCGAAGAGCGCGAAAGGAAACGTAGAAGTACGGCGATGCCGGTATCGCCGGGATTGTGGCGCCAGCGAACTTGCCCCCGGCGGTGTGCGCCGCGGTTCCGAACTCGACCCATCTGGCATAAAAGGCTTCGCTGTTGCCGGCATAGATCGTTATCGTCAGGTCACCGCCAATCGATTGAACCTTGCCAAGCGTCATCGCGCCTTTCGGCGCCCTGCCCCATGTCCATCCGATGCTATCCCGAAGCTCACCGCTGTCGACTGGTACGAGAGACTTCGCCAACGCCACGATCTCGCTGGCAGCCTCTTCCATCGCCTCTCGTATGCGCTGCTTGGCAATTACCGGCAGTTTGTCCAACTTCTTCTGCAGCCGCTTCAGATTGCGGATGCTCGCGGTCATGCGTCTTCAGCTTCCTCGATGACAGCCAGGACCTGCACGATGCCGTGCTGCTGTGTCTGGTCGGGATCATCGGTATTTCGCCACAGGCGGACCTGGATAGTGGCAAGCGCCGCGGTTGAAAGCGGCAACTCCTTTTCATGCAAAGAGCGACGCACCTCGGAAATCATGTCGTCCATTGCCCATCGACTGGTCTTCCTCGACCAGATGTCGATCTGACTGGTAATCTCCTGGCCAATGATGCAATCCGCGTCTTCCGGAGAACCATAGAATGGACCCCGGCTGATATATGCCTGTTTGCTCTTGAACGGCTCTGCCGGTGCCTTGTCGTGGATGCCGTCTACCATTTCAACCAGTGCAGCGTTGGCCTTCATCGCCGCAAGCATCGCGTCCCATAGTTCGCCGGCGGCGCTCATGGAGAAACTCCCGTCTGGACTTCCAGGTAGACCCAGCTCCGATCCGTGACGGCGTCAACGATTTTGACCGCATAAACCGGGCCGCTCCAGTACCGGTCCGCACCTTCGCCTTCCCAGCTCCCGTGTCGCAGGTCTCTCATTTGCCAGTCGCTCTGGATTTGCCGCGTTTGTGTGGAGGAGCGAAGATAAACGCCAATGATGTTGCGGCCTTCCAGCCGCGCCGCCACGACAGCTTCGGATCCTCCACGGGATCGGAACGCGGCCCAGACGCGGAAAGCCTCTGCAAACGCGCCTTCGATGTTGCCGCGACCGTCATCCACATCCTCGCGCCGATCGAAAGCAACGCGATGCTGCAGTTCCTGCGCGGTTGGCGGCCTACTTAACGCCATCTCTGGACTTCCCTGCGGCTTTCGCCTCTACCTGGCGAGAATGTTCTGGAAGTTCCTCTGCTTTGCCGGCAGCGATCGCCTGTTCGGCGCATTCCCGCTTAACTGTCTGCTCCATACCAGCCTTATAGCCGATGGTCGTTTGAGGGGTGGGCTTGTAGTCGAAGTCCTGGGTGAAGCGAACGCGGGTCATGTGGTGTTCCTTTCAAGCTAGGGCTGGATCGCGAAGGCGGTAGAGAAGCGCGACGACAGGATTTTTCGGATCACCGGTGCCGAGACCAGCCAGCAAACCGCCGGTGTCGACCTCGTCGAGCAAGCTCTGGATAACGAGAAGGATCGCTGCCGAGACACGGCCGGGGACGGTCATCTCCGTCCACCCATGGTCAGGCTTCTTGAGATAGTCGACGACAGCGTCTTCAGCTTGCTTGATCTTCAACTCGATGTCGGGAATGCGCTCGTCGTTTTCGATTAGATCGAGCCGGAGTGCCAGGTTGACCTGTGCCAAAGTGATGAGCGCCATGTCATTCCACCTTTGCAGGAATGCCGACCCGCACCGGCTGCGCTGCCTTTACTTCCTTCAACTGACCGTCCTTGCCGTCCCTGCCCTTCTTGGCGCACAAGGTCCAAGCTTTGGATCCTTCGCCGGGCTTCTCTGTCGTCTCAGCGTCGCAGTGCCAAAGAGAGCCGCCCCAGGTGACGGTGTCGCCACGTTCGTACGCATGGTCATCCTTGTAGACCCCCCGGTAGAGCATGACGGGAAAACCGAGCTCCACCTTGAACGATTGCTCGGCGCGGTCGAATGACAGAAGAACCGTTCTTCCGTCCTCCATAAGAGTGGCATCGAATTCGTCGAGGCTGAAACCGTCCCGTCCATCTCTGCCGGGATTGCCATCCTTGCCGACGACGGAACCAAGGCTCTTCACCTCACCATTGCTCAGCGTGATGACCAGGCCTCCGTTGCGATCAATGATCGCCCCGGCAAGCCCTATTCCGTCCTTTCCGTCGACGCCGTCGCGGCCGTCTTTCGCCTTCGGAAGCTCTGTGACCTGCCTTTGCACTTCGGAAGCAATCAGAGGGGCGACATCCTCAATCGTCACGCTCTTGCCGTCTCTCGGAGGCGGGATGTTGCCGATCGCCTCACTCACGGATGCGGCAACGATCGCTGGGATATCTGGTAATGTCTGCGTCACAAGCGATGCTTCAACGTCATTCCGCAGCGCCTTGACCTCATCGCCGATGATCCTGCGGACTTCTGAAAGGTCGGCATCCTTGCCATCACGCGGCGTTGGCAACCCATCGAAGCGCTTCTCCAGTGCGTCAAGACGGCTGATTAGCGGCGAGAGTTGTGCCTTGACCATAGCGGCGAGTTCAAGGCCAAAGGCCTTTGCATCGATCATGCGGCTAGACCTTTCTGAAATGCCAGCGCAGCCTCTGCGAAAAACGCTTTTTCCTCGGCCTCTTCGCGTGCCGCGTCGGCCGCGTCGGATGACTCCGGCGGATTATTGGCCTGGGCTACCAAAGCAGCATCACGCGCCGCAATTGCCGCGAGGGAATGATCCTGCTGCTGCATATAAATCGTGTTGCCACCCTCTTCAGGCTTCAAATTGAGCCGTTTACGCTGCTCATTGAGCGTAGCGATCCCTTTTGCCTTTTGAGCCACCTCGAATTGCGTGACTGTGTCCATGCGCAGGAGCGCATCCTCGTCGACTTCGACGCCGATACTGACCCCGTCCATCCCGAGCCCTTCGTCGAGGCACACCTCAATGGACTCGATCAGCACCTGCAGGCACTGCGAATAATACCGAAGGGTCAGGTTCTGGACATTGTTGTAGTTCGGCTCGCCCCCCACGCCGATCATGAAGGCGGGCACATGGTATACGCCGCACACAACTTCCGCCGACCATTTGAGCTGTTCGATCAGCTGAGCGTCGACCGCCTTTTCCCGCATTGGCTCGTATTTGAGGCCATCGCCCAAAACGGCGACTTTGCCGGCATTATTGCCGGTAAAATTCTGGTCCCAATATGCTTTCAGCCGTTCGGCGGTCTCCTGCGCGATCGATCCGGGAGCTGTCAGAACGCCCCCAGGACGCGCGCCATTCTGGAAAAATCGGGTGCTGTCATTCTGGATTGAAAGTCCTTGCATGGCGGCCAACCCGCCAGCAAAAATCGGGGACAGGCCGACCAACGGGTGGAAGAAGGTGTTGAACCGGTCATGAATGATCTCGCTCGCCGGAACGATGATACTTTCGGGAAGTCCGACCAGATTATCCCCATTGAGCTGGTAAAAGACGTCTCCGGTACTAGAAACCAGCGGTGTGACGAGATCCGGATCAAGGACATACAATTTCGTGACGACGTCGCGCCCATCCCGTTGCTTCAACACATAGGTGTTGCCCTTTTGAAGTTTTGAAAGAACCCAGCTCTCCATGAACTGGATGCGGGTCTGGAAATGGTTCGGCTTGCGCAAGACGGGCGAATATGCGGGATTGCTGATTTCGGTCCAGATCCCGTCTGCGTCTTTCGAGACGAGCTTGATCCGGAGCTTCGCGATATCCGACGCGATCAGCGTGCGGCAGGCGAAATCTGCATGGTTGGAAAGGACGGAGTTATAGTTTACCTCAACGTTCTGCTGCCACGCGCCCGGAAAACTCTCCAGGACACGCCACCACCCGCCACGACCCTGACTGACAGGAGCCATAAGCTTTTCGGCTGTTCTTGCGCGAGTGATCTGCATGCCAAAGAGGCGCATTTTCTATTCCTCTGCCGCTAGCTTTTCGGCGAGAACGTCCACGTCCCAGACCTTGGCTGGTCGCTTTCCGAACTTCTGCTGATATTGCTTGCGCAGCTCCGTCAGCTGGTTCTTTTCGGAATCGTTGCTTGATGAGCGCGTACTGGATTTCTTGGATTGGGAAACAATCGCGGTTGGTTCCGCCCCGGTTCTCATGTCGGTCCGGTCATACCCGAGTTTGCCGAGGATCGCCGCAAAGCGTGGATCGCGGGCGCGAAGGGCTCTATTCATGTATGACTGCGATTTCATAGCGGTCTCCATTGTGGGGCTGGCCGCGATGACCGCGACCAGCCAATTTCAGATGCTCCGAAGATTACGGCACGACGACGGGATCACCCCAGGTGATGTTGTCCATCCACGAGACGGCACTGGGACGACGGCGGGCCCAGTTGAGCGTGCGCTCGGCCCGGAATGCCACGCTGTTGGTCTGGAACATGGAAACGACCGTGGTCTCGACCGGATCGGCAACGCCGGAATCCTGCGTGGGGTTATCCACCATCTCCAGCGATGCCTCGGTGGACATGGCGATGTCGACCCCGCCCTCGTCACCGAGGTAGATGTCCTCCGCATTCACCAGCGCGACATAGTCGCCCAGGTAATTGGAGACGATCACCGGCAGCTCGAAGAACGTACCGCCCTGCATGGTGATACCGGGGAATTCCCGCTGACCCAGCGGGTTGAGCATCATCATGAGGCGCAGCGCATAGGTGCCGCCCATGACCCACACCCCGGAGGTGAGCGGGTTGTTCGCCGCCACGAAGGCGCCGATGATCGCCTGCACGTCCTCGCGTACACCGTCGGCGCCGGTCGCGGCGCTGTTTGCCACCGGGGCGACGCCGTTGAGGATCGACGCGGGCCGCACACCGTTGACGCCGGCAGAGGTCGGATCGATGAACGACACGTCGGAGCGCTTCGCGACCGCCTTAGCGAGGGAGTTGCGGAGGAGCACGTCCGACGAGGGAGAGCTGTCGCGGATGAGCTCCATCGTCTGGACGGCGATGGTCGCGATCTTGAGTGGCGTCAGTTCGCCGCGATCGAGGGTGAACCGGGTCAGCGGCTTGCCCTTGCCTTCACCGACCCACTGCGCATCGGTCTCGGAGGTTTCCGAGATGAATGGGATGCGGAACGGGATCTGCGTCAGCGATGGGATATTGCCGGAACCGAAGCGACCGAGGATGGTCATCGGACGTAGGAACTCGACGAAGTCGGCAAAACCGCCCTCGTTACCGATGAGTGCCGGTGTATTACCGGTCGTCATCGCGGAGACGGCAGCCTTTACGATGTCGACGAGATCGGGATCGGTCTTGCCATAAATGCCTTCAGCGATGTTAACTACCGGCTGATGGGTCTTGTGCGCGATCGCCAGGCATTTGGCATAGCGAGCAAAACGGATGCCCTTGTCCGGGTCGGCTGCCTTCAGCGTAACATTACCGGTACGCACAGCGGTGCCCGCAGATGCCGATTTGATAGAACTGGCGACAACCGGCTTCGCTGTGGCGCCCTGAGCTTTTTCCAGAGCCCGAAGGCGTTTCAGGTCGCCGTCCAGAGCTTCGACTTCCTGCTCCAGCGTGTCGAACTCTTCCTGCTCCGCCTCATCGGTAGAGCGGCCTTCGTCCATGGACTTTTGCATGACTTCCGCCATGCGCGCGGCTTTTGCCTGACGGGAGGCTTCCAGCGCCGCGATCTGTTCCGCAATGGTTTTCATATCCGTGTCTTTCTTCGGATTGAGGTTGACTGAATGCTTGTTTTTTCCCGAGGCGCCGGGACGAGCAGGCCGGTCGTCTGCCTTCGGCTCTTTGCCGGTCGCGGCAAGCAGAGGGCGGTCGATCGACTTGATGGTGGAAATCACCGCGTCGGCGTTGGCCGGAACGGAGACTAAGGAAAGCTCGAGGACTTCCGTGGCGATGAACCGAATACCGCCGTCATCCATCCACGAATATTCGAGAGCACGAAAACCAATGGACACCGCTCGCACCAGACCGGCCTTGAGCTCACCCCAGGCGGTCTCGATGCGGTCGCGTAGCGGGCCGGGCTCATCGATCTTCGGAAGCTTGGCCTCAAAGGTGATGCCGTTCGTTGTCGGCGTATCGAAGGTAACCGTGCCAACCGGCTTATCGTGGTCGTGTTGATGCAGGAGTGGCATCGGGTTCCTGAACTGGACACCAAGGGGTTCCACGATGTCGCCAACCCGGTCCGGGTTGGGTGTGGTGGCCGTGCCGCGGATAATGCGCTGCTCTTCCTCGACCGCCTTGACGGTCAGGACCGAATACATCCTGTTCATGGGATAACTCCTGTCAGCCGAGAACCAGCATCTGGTATGTCGGCTCTGTTTTGGCTTCCGGGTTCTGGAACATCAGCATGGCCGCGTTGAACAGCGCCATGAGCAGGTCTATCTTGGCCGCCCCAGAGACTTCTTTCGTCACCACGTAGTTGCTTCCACGCAGCGTTTGTTTTGCGTTTCCGACTGACCACGCCATCATCGGCTGATCGCCGTGCAGGAAGCGGCCGTCTTCCAACTTGAGCGGCACAGAGGAGATCGCCGTCTGTAGCTTCCAGCCTTGCGCGATCGCCTGGACAAGGGGTTGAACGAGACCAGCGCTTTCGAGAGCGTCAAGCAACAAGGCTATGCCGGCACTATCGAGGCCGATCCCGCCTTGCTCCGGCAGCAATCCGCTTTTGAATACACGGAGGCAGATTTCTGCGGCCGCTTCTGCCTGCTCCTCACCGGAACCTGCAATTTCAAGATCTCCAACCTCTTCGAATGCACGAAGACGAGGAGCGATGCTTTTACGCTGCTCAAAAACGGTTTTGCGAGCCCAAGCTTTGCCCCAGCCAAGCCACCGCTTCGTATGCTTCTCACGACCGATGACATACAGAGCCGCCAAGTCGTCTGCGCCGCCCCAATCGATCCCGATCGTACAGACCTCAGAGCGGGCCAGAAGCGCATCAAGGCCAGATAACTTCGGGTCAATGCAGTTTTGCCAGTGCAGGGCACCCGACCACCCATCTCCCCCAAGGCCAACGCCGATCTCAATGTTGAGATGCTGGCTGGCCCAGATCTGTTCTGCCTCTTTCGAGACCTTGCCGTTGTTCTCGTAGTCATCGATCAGCGCCTGCGGATCGATTGAGCGCCCCATATTCGGAAGAATTAGGCCCCAGTTTTTCGGGTTGCGCCAAAACTCCTGATCAAGCTGTTTTTCGACTGGAAACTCATAGAGAACCGGCAGCATGATCGGCGACCGGCCACCTTTCCCGTCACGGATCTTTCGCGCCTTATCTAACTCAGTACGCCAGATGCCGGCCGGCGGCTCGTCCGACTGCGTTGTGATCATCAGCAGCCGGCCACGCTGTTTCGTAATGCCCCCGCCGCGGATCTGCTGCATGACAGCCGCAGCTTTCGCTTTCTTCCCGAGCTCGTGTACCTCGTCGATGATGGTGAGGATGGGGATTTCGCCAGTAACGATCGAGGTATCGAACGTTTTTACATCGAGTGCAGTACCCGTTTTGTAGCGGGTGATCGTTTTCGTATGGTCCTGGACCTTGAAGATGGTCTCAAGCTTAGGGTCCAGCCGGATCATCCCTTGTGCCTGGTCAAAGCACCGTTCTGAAATGTTCTGGCTCGGTCCTACCAACAACATCTGTCGGTTTGGCACTTCGATGATGTAGAGCGCGGTAAGTGCCAGTCCTGCCACGTAGGTAGTCTTGGAATTCTTCTTGGGCACCATGCACAGCATTTCCCAGACGATGGGAAGCATGGTCTCCGGATCTTCGCTTGCGAGAAACACAGCAAGCATGTCGCGGAACCAGTCTCCGCAGGCCTCAACAAGTTGAGGATTGCCAGGAACGTCAGGCAACCGGAGACGGTTGAAAAACGCGATTGCCTTGCCTGCCTTGACCCTGTCGTATGGGACATCGGCCATCGGCGTCTGTCCCGCAAGGATCTTCTCCCACCAGTCAGGACATGCGAACCGAGGCAGATCCTCGCTAGTGTCGAGCATTATGCGAAGCTTCCAGCTCCAACTCAGCCATCAGATCAGCATCGGCATCACGTGCACGGATCTCGTCCAGTTGCTTCTTGCCGATCCTTTCAGAAGCTTGGGGCCGATCCTCCGGCTTGGTTTGCGTCGAAAGCTCTCGCTCCATCTCCATACGGTCATTGCGCTCCATGAGCTTAGCGAACTCTCGCATGGCGCCGACATTGCCGCCTTTCGCCAGTTCCCAGGCGAGATCCAGACGAGCGCCTTCGAGACGGTCACGAGCAAGCTCCCTCTGGCGAAGCTGCTGAAAATAATTCTTCCGCAAAGTCGGTTGCGTGATTCCAAGGGCGTTCGCGATCCGCGAATTGCTCCAACCCATCGCCAATAACAGCATGACTTTGTTACGGTTTTTCTCAGTCGCCATATGAGGCGGCCTGCCGCGCTTGCCCCATCCTTCCGGAATGGGATCGCCGAGCAGGTCGAAATTCGTGTTCACGAGAAAAAAATCTCCGAATGAGAGGGG